CCTGCATATTGGTCTATAAGGGCATGGAAAAAAGACTTTCCATTATGATAAATGTCCAGAATATTAGATAAACTAGCTGACCAACATGAAGAACGTATTATAAATGTTTTATATCGTTTAGAAGAAGATGTTATTAAAGAAGTTACTAGAGCCACTAAAGGTCAGCTTGTATCACAAAGATTAGCTATTCAATTACAGCCTAGAATAAGAAACTTAATTGAAACTACATTTTTAAATGAAGCTGATTTAATTATTAATGAAGAATATAATAAAATAGCTAAAGTTGTTCTTGATACCTTTGGCGAAATGCCAATCCCTAATAAATTTAAATCATTGACAGAAGTTGACCTAGCTACAATTAATGCACTTAAAACACAAGTATTTAGTGGCTTTGAAGATATAGCTGAAAGGTTTTTAAAAGTTATAAATGATGAAGTTTACCAAAGCACAATAGCAGGCAGACCCTTTGAAGATATGGTTAAAAATATTAGACAGCATATCAATGGTGTTTATCAACAATCTAATACTCGTGAGATAAATGAATTAGTTGATTTTATTAACGAGAATAAATTTGATAATGCTAAAAAAACCCAAGTTGATGAGGCTATAAGTAAACTACACACACAATATGCTTCAGATAGGGCAGGGAATAACCTAAGAAGATATGCAAGCCAAATAGCTCATGACTCAGTTATGCAGTTTCATGGACAATTTACAGTATCTAAGGCTAAAGAGGCAGGATTAGAGCATTATAGGTATACTGGTACACTAGTTAGGGATAGTAGACCTTTTTGTCAGACTATGCTAAATAGAGTGTTAACCGAGCAAGAAATTCGGGATATTTGGAATAACCAAGGTTGGGCAGGTAAATCTACTGGCGACCCTTTTATAGTTCGAGGTGGATATAGATGCCGACATACTTGGATTCCCACCAACCCAGATTGGGATATATAGGAGACTAAAATGGAAGAAAATAAAGTTGAGCAATCTGCTGAAGTAACAGAACCAACTACAGAAGTTGAAGAAGTTAAAGTTGAAAAAAAATACACACAAGACCAAGTTGCAGAAATGGTTAAAAGTAGGTTAGCCCAAGAAAGAAGCCAAGTTTACAAAAAACTAGGTGTAGAGGATTTAGATATAGCTATTAATGCTGTCAAAACTCAAAAAGAATTAGAAGAAAAGCAAAAGATTCAAAAGGGCGAGTTTGAGGAAATACTTAAAAATAAGACCCAAGAATGGCACAAAGAAAGGTCAAACTTAGAAAGCCAGTTAAAAGATATTAAGATAAATAAATCTTTATTATCTTCTGCATCTAAGAACAAAGCCATTAATCCAGACCAAGTTGTAAGCCTTTTACAGCCACAAATTAAGCTAAATGAAAGTGGAAATGTAGAAATACTTGATTCTAAGGGATTACCAAGGTACAATAGCAATGGGGAACTTTTGTCAACTGACGAGTTAGTACAGGAGTTTTTAACACATAACCCGCACTTTGTTAGTGCTACTCCTAGTGGCTCTGGCTCTGTGTCAAATGTGGATAGGACAGAACTCAATAAACCTTTAAATTTGAGTGATTTAGATATGACTAATCCTAATGATAGGAAGAAGTATGCTGAATACAGAAAGCAAAGAGATTCCCAATCAAGAAGGATAGTAATTAATAATTAAATGGCTATATTTATAAGGAGTTAAAAAATGGCTAATGAAACAACCTCAACCACCATTTCGGAACTATATACCGAGATAGTCGCTGAAGCATTATTTGTGGCAAGCGAACAGTCAATTATGAGAAATCTTGTCCGCAACTATACTATTATAGGTGGTGGAAAATCAGTAGAAGTACCAATATACTCAACTGTATCAGCCTCAGCAGTAGCAGAAGCAACAGATTTATCAAACACAGCAGTAAACCCAAGTTCAGTAACTATTACAGCTTCTGAAGTAGGTATCATGACAACACTAACAGACCTAGCTAGAAACTCAGCATCAAGAAATGTTGCAGGGGATATTGGTAGGTTATTTGGTGAAGCCATAGCCAGAAAGATGGACGCTGATTTATCTGCACTATTTACAGGTTTCTCAACTGAGAAAGGTGGCGGAGCAGGAGTAGAGCTTACAATTCAAGACCTATTTGAAGCAGGTACTGAGTTAAGGTCAGCTAATGCCCCTGGACCTTACTATGGTGTATTCCACCCTAAGCAAATCTTTAATGTTAAGAAAGCATTAACAAATACTTTTGCAGGAACAGCTAATATACCAGACTTAGGTAACGAAGCTATGAGAGCAGGATTTGTAGGACAGATTGCAGGTATTCAGATATTTGAATCTTCAAACATTGCAGTAGATGGCTCAGATGACTCTATTGGTGGTGTATTCTCGCAAGACGCTTTAGGAGTTGCAATGATGCAAGACCTTAAGATTGAGTCTCAAAGAGATGCTTCACTAAGAGCAGATGAAATCGTAGCTACAGCAGTTTATGGAGTTGGTGAACTACATGACAGCTATGGAGTTAAGTTAACAGCAGATAGCTTAGCAAACTAATTTAACTAGGGAGGGAAACCTCCCTTTTTATCTAAGAGGGTTAAAATGGAAACTGTTAAATTAATAAGTAAAAAAGGCGATATTATTGAAAGATTAAAAATACAATATGAGCCTAATGAAAAGATTTGGGCTGAAAGAGGTTGGTCTGTTTATGAGGGCAAGCCAAAGCCAGTAGAAACAAAACTAGAGCCTAGTGGTGACCCAGAATGGCAACCAGAAGCACCTAAAAAAAAGAAAAAATCTAAAAAGAAAGCTAAATAATGGCAACAACAGAATTTGCAGTAGCTAACACAGATTTACAAAAGATACAGCCAGACATTTTAGGGTTTGGCATTGCTGATTTTGCAGACCAGTTACAATTTGCTGAAAATGATGTTTTAAGACGTATTCGAGAAGAATGGTGGGAAAGATATAGGCATCAAGTCAGATACAAGGATATTACTAAAATAACTTCTGTTGAAATGACTAATAGCAAGCTAACTAATTCACAATGGACACAATCAGTAGTTTATTTGTCTTTATGGAAATATATTTATCCAATCTTAACTAAATGGCGAGACCCAGACACAGGTGAGGGTAAAGATACATTCCAAGTACAGATAGACTTTTATAGGGATAGATATGAAGAGGAGTTTCAAGCTATTTTAAGAGATGGTGTCGAATATGATGAAGATGGTGGTGGCACTATATCAGATAGTGAAAAAGAAGCCCTGCACAGCCTTAGATTAGTGAGATAATGGAAGTATCAGCCAAGATAAATAGTATTGAGGTTACAAACTTTTTAAAAAATATAACTCGTAAACAAAAGTCAGTTATTGATAAGGGTTTAAAAAGAGTTTCAAATATGGCTGTTCTGATGATTACAAAGCGTACACAGAGCGGAAAGCTACCAGATGGTGGTAATATGCGACCTTATGCAAGTACAACTGTCAGAGGGCGAAAAAAGAGGGGTAGGCAGACTGGTTTTGTAGACTTAACTGATACTGGCAAAATGTTTAGAAGTTTAGACTTTAGAACAAGAGGATTTAAAAGCACTTTGTTTTTTTCTAACAAGGAAAGAGAAAAGATAGCAAGTTATCATGACACATTTGGTGTAGGCAGAAGAAAGATAACAAGACCTTTTTTTGCTATAGGTGATAAAGAAGAAGATAAGTTAAGAGCAGAGTTTTCAAAATTTTATTTTAAAGAAATGAGATTATGAGCAAAAGAGAAGACATAGCTAGTAATATAATAACTGTACTTGATGCTGTAAGCAGTCCTATCGAGTTTAAAAAGATTACTAGAGAGCCTTTTGAAGTAGAAGAATTATCAGATGCTCAATTTCCTGCAATGTTTGTGCAAAGTGGTGACGAGACAAGGGAAGTTCAAAGCATAGGTGACACAGGTTCTGGAAGTTATAATGGCACAATAGATTTTTTAATTGTGGCTTTTGGTAAAGGAACAAATACAAATATTGATACAATTAGAAATCAATTAATTGAAGTTATTGAAGAAACATTAGACAATGATGTAACCAGAAATGGAAACGCTATAGATACCCAAGTTATCGAGGCATCAACAGATGAGGGAACATTATACCCTTATGGTGGTGTTAGAATAACAGCGAGGGTTTTCTATGAATATACTAGAGGAGATTCATAATGGCTAAAGATATACAAATGACTAAGGGTAAAAATACTATTACCATTACAGCAGAGAATTTGGAGCATTTTCAAAAGCTAGGTTACAAAGAAGCTAAGAAAAATGTTGCAAATAAAGCCGAAAAAAGCGATAAATCAGAAATCAAAGATAAGGAGTAAAACATGGCTACACATCACGGAAAAGAGGGCGTTGTAACTGTTGCAGGAACAGCTATGGGTAATGTAACAGGTTTCACAATAGATACTACACACGATACAGTAGAGGATACAGAGTTATCTGATGCTACAAAGACATACATAGCTGGTAGAGGTACATTTACAGCTAGTATTGATATGAACTATGATGAAACAAGCACAGAGCAGGCATCATTAACTACTGGTTCAAGTTTGGCATTTATATTTTTGCCAGAGGGTAATACAAGTGGTGATGAAAGTTTAAGTGGAACAGGCATTGTTACAGGTATGTCTATAGGTCTTACATTAGATGGTATCACAACAAGAACTGTTTCAATCCAAGGTACTGGTGCATTAACTGTAGGTACTGTATAAGATATGTCAGAAAAAATAGACTACTTTGATGGTATTAAAGAGCATTTTAGTACATTAGAAACTCAAATAATCGAAGTGCCAGAGTGGGGTTTAGTAGGTGATAAAGCTATTTACTGCAAACCTTTTAACATGCTTGAAAAACAGAAAATTTTTAAGGGTGCTTCTGGTACTGACCTCATAGTTTTGATTGACGTAATTATAGAGAAGTCTTTAACAAAAGATGGCGATAAAATGTTTAACGCTTCTCATGTTTTGGCATTTAAGACCAAAGCTGATACCAATGTAATTGCTGATGTTGCTACGAAGATTATGGGTACTGGTAACGATGATATTGAAGAGAATAAAAAAAACTAAAGAATGACCCAGAACTTCATAACCTTTTTGGGTTAGCCGAAAAACTTCATAAGTCTGTTTCTGAAATATTGCAAATGTCAGTTAGTGAGTTTAATATGTGGATAGCGTATTTTGCTTTACAAAGTGACGAAAGAGAAAGACAAGAACGATTAGCAAGGGCTAGAAGATAGTGGCAACAAAACAAGTAAACATAGACATACTAGCCAAAGA